GCACCTGTAAATCTAGTAGCATTTGGTGGTGGCGGTCAACCCACCATTGCTGATTTTGGCAAGGCTGGTATTTCCACTACCGCTGGATCTTTTAACGATCCTGCTGCTAGTTTCGTTGCAAGTGATACATGTATGGATGCTAGAACGTTGTCTGCTTGCATGAAAATTACGTATACTAATACCACTTCTGGTGCTAAAGGTTTAGTCTTTCCACTTACAAATATACCCATCGAGGCAATTTTGTTTGGTGGAACTGGTGACTTACCACCAACTGTGTCACAATTGGCGCAGTACTCGACTGTTATGGCTCGCGCTGTTGACAGCTTCGAGGTTAAATGGCGGCCATCCATGGAAGCCACCTTCCGCGCGGAGGATGAAGGATGTATCAACCCTTCAAGTACTAGCACCGGCAATACTACATTGTCTAGTTATGTGCGTCATTCTGGTGTTTTTTGGTATTGGGTTCGCGTTCGACAATATTACTGCAATCTCTGATTATGTCATTGATTGTTATAAGAATATCGAATGGAGACCTGAGCCTAACATCGGAATGCCACAACAGCAACCGACTGGTACTGAAAACCCTGGGTACATCACTCGCGCCGTTCAATTTCTGGATCGGGCTAATCCAGATTGGCAAATGCAAATGGCATCATCCGCCACACAATTGGTCACCAGTGCTTTATCGCGCATGGTGTTATCCGGCGATTCCGGACCACAGCGATATGGGGTTCGTAACAGAAGAATCGAACTCTAACTCAAATCCTAGAGCGACGCCATAAGCTCAAAGCATGCTATCTGATAGATGCTGGTGTCTAGACTGCGGTCATATAGACGGTGCTACCTTTTACTTCAAACATTTTTCTTTAAGTCCATTATCATATGGCCAATTCCAATCATGAACAATGGGCAGGCAGAGCTCCCTCACAGCTCGCGGAAACACGAAATTCTCCTTAGCGTGCCTGCGGCGCAAGCTGCTATTCCCGGTGTCGGCGGTGCTTTTAAGAACCCTCGTGGTATTAGATGTGTCAAGTGCGACAACTGGGCTTGTATATATTGTAGTGAGTGTCGTATGTGTTTTTGGTGTGACCCGTGTGGATATGAAGCATCATGTGGTAACAGTTCTATGCCACAATCGCTTCGCACGGGTATTTTGTGTAGTTGTAATTTAGGTTGGATAGAAAATTGGTATGGTTGTTGTGAAACTTATATGTGTAGATTTTGTCATGACATTCGTGTTTGGGAACGCAGTCAGTATCACGAGCGATTCCAACGCGAGAGATGTGCT